TTGCAATGAATGTTATTATTGGCGTAATTATAGCAATAATCTTGGTTATAACATTCATTACAGTAGTTATAATACCTGTTATAACAGGTATTACATATGTAGATATTATAGAGATTATCGTTGTAATAACTGGCATTAATGCGGATATTATTGTTGTAACTATATTGACTATAGAACTTACAATCGTAGACATTACTGTTGCGATAGTTGATATCACTGGAGCTAATTTAGTCGCCAGAGTTGACACCAGGGTACCAATAACCCCTGCTATCGTACCAAATATCTCAAATAAACCTACGCAAGGACCTTTTACAAATTCTCCTACAGCTTGAGCTACTTTTCCAAATACCTTTGCAAATACCCCTATAACAGTCTTCACTACTGGTAGCACTACTGCTATTATAGTCTTCGCTATAGAAGCTATAACTCTCACTATCTGTGAAATGAGAGGCCCTGCTGTTGATAAAATCTCTGCAAACGCAGTCCCTAATTCCGATATTGCAGGTGCTATTGCTTGTACTACTCCTGATATCAGATTAGAGAATGCATCAACAAGAGGAACAAATGCTGCTTTGATTTCTTCCCAGCTTTGCAACATGCTATTCCTAAACTCATCATTCGTCTTAAACAGATACACAAAAGCTGCTGTTAAGACTGCTACAGCTGCTATAATAGGCAGAAATGGTGCTAATGTCGAGTATATTGATATTGCCATTGCTTTAAAAGAACTTCCAACACCAATAGCCATTGCTTTAGCACCTTGTAGAGCAGTTGAAGATCCTGTCTTTATTGAGCTACCAATATTCATCATAGCACTTTTTATTGTATCTCTCGCCACAGGTAGTTTGCTTTTCATGCTATCAAATGCTGTTCCTACTGCTGATAAAGAATTTTGAACTACACTTTTCATAGTGTTCATGCTATTAGCAATTCCTTTGCCGGTAGTCTCAAAAGCATTTTTTAAAGCCTGAAGCTTTTTTCGTGTTTCTTCCGACTTTATTTTTTCAATCGCTTTCCCAAAATTATCTGCAGCTTTCATTGCTCCGCCAATAGCTTTAGCCGCAGGTCCCATAGCCGCTGCAAGTAATCCTACCTTCACAATAACGCCTTGAGTCTGCGGACTCAGATTCGCAAATTTATCCATTAACTCTGTTGCTTTCTGAATGAATGGTGTAAATGTTGGCAGTAATTTTTGTCCAAATACAACTGCCGCATCATTAGTAGCTTCCTTGAAACTTCTGATACTATTTGCCGTTCCGTCAGAGGTTTTTGCAAAGTCTCCATGAGCATTTTTCGTCTGAGACATAACATAGTTATATCTTAGCTGAACTTTTTCAGCTTGTGTCATATTCTTATAGACCTTACCTGTTTTCTTCGCAAATTCTTCTAAATTTGTTTCGGTCATTACCACGCCAAGCCTTTTAAGAGATTCCGTTTCTCCTGTAAAAACACCATTCAGAGCCGTCATCGCCTCTTCTAATTTTATATTTTTGAAAGATGCTAAATCTCCAGCAAGTCCAGCAAGAGATTTAGCCATATCTGCAGACTTGTTCTGTGTCAATCCCATTGATGTTGCCATATCTCCAAATAGCGAAGTCATTTCTAATGCGCTATTTTTCGATAGCCCAAATTGTTTTCTTGCGTTATTAGCCCATGACTTAATAGAATTAGCACTTTCACCAAACACTGATTCTACCTTGTTTAAATTTTCCTCATAGTCAGATGCTGATTCTATTAGCTTTTTTTTCGCTAGCAGCAAAGGTGCTGTTATTGCCAAGCTCGCCTTTGTACCAAAACTGCTGAATTTAGAGCCTAAGTCACTCAGTGTCTTTTCTGATTCTTTCATCGTGTTCTTGAAAGAACTTGCATCTCCTACTACTTTTGCCGTTAGTGTATAAGCCATTATCAATCATCCCCCTTTCTTCATATTTAGAAAATTAGCCGAATATATTTTCTGAACCCAATCCTTACCGTTTTCTTCTTCTATTTTTAAAATTTCTTTCATAGAATTTTTAAGTTCTTTAACTTTGCTTTCATCTTTTTTAACAACTTTTTTCCAAAGCTCCTTAAAAGACTTGTTTTTGCCTCTGTTCGCATTATAAATAGCATTGATAACTGCTTGATTGAGCATTTTATTTTCTTTTACTTGCTTCAACTCAAATTCTTTCATTATCAATGCTCTTTGTGTTCCTGTGAGCTCGTTATAATCGCTCAATGAATAGTTAAAATTTGCAGCAAAAAAGGCAAAGCCTAAATCAAATTCATAAGGCTCTGCCATTTTCATATAATCTATATCGGGTTCTTTTGTCTCAAAATATTCAAATTCAACTAATTTTCCTGGAAGAAAAAAGGACAATCCCTTTGCACCGCTTCAAGTACTACCGCACATAATGAAGCATAGCTGTTCTGCTCAAATAATGCGTCTGTATACTCCATTGCTGTTTTAGGAGCTAGATAGTGTCCGTTTTCATCTACCAGCCCGAATGTCAAGCAGTTTCTAAGCTCTGATACGCTAAGCATTCCTCCTGAATGTACCATAGATGATACTATACCTTTACCTAGATTGTTCTCAATCATTTCTACTCTTTTAATTGAGTATTTCAAATCAAATTGTCTTCCTGAAATTTCAATCATTTGTCACTCCTTAACCTTGTGCTTGTAAAAACTTAGTAATCATTTGAGCTTTAGTTTCGTCTTCGCTAACTTGCTTGTAATCTCTATCAATTGCAATAGCGGCTATTGCCGATTTGGTCATTTTGTTCAATTCTTCCTGAGTATATTTCCTTGGTTTTGCGGTCTCAGGCATCATAGTAGATCCAGCATTTTCGGACAAGTCAACTAATGCACCATTGCCTTCAAGTGAAATAGAGTAAGTCATTGCATCGTCATAAGGTGCTTCTAGTGTGTACTCTGTAACATAAGCAAGCCCGCCAAACATAGCCTTTTTAGTTTTCATGTTCACAACTTTAATGCAAACTGGATTCGCATCATTGAATGCCACTCCAATTGCTTTGTGTGAAGCATGAGATCCTACATAAAGTCCGTCATTATCAATAGACCACTCTTTCATTCCTGATATCTTAGATTTCCATCCGCCAGGAGTATCCTTACTAGATACTTCTATGCTATCAGAAGATCTATTGATTGTTAAACCTTGCTGTCCCGCTACCGCTAATAGATTACTGCCATTTGCATCGAATACGCATAACAGTATATCTTTGCCTGCGACCGCAGCTGCTGCAGTAGCATTAAAATCACAATATAAATTATTCTCAAAACTCATTATTTCGTCTCCTTTTTTTAAATTTTACTTTTAAATCCGTATGCTATCTTAAATTCATATGCCATTACAGCATGTTTCTCTTTTGTTTCATCTTCTTTTAATGCTTGAAGTCCGTTGGATTGCTGCTTTATGAGATTTACACTTTCGGGCAACTTAATTTCGCAAGTCATAATGTCATCTAATTCTTCAATTAACTTGTAAATTTCGACATTGCTTTTGCTTGCTTTAGCTATTGCATGGATCCAGATTATAAAGCTATCAATATACATAGTTTTAGTATTATCCGGCTTTGTTGCTGCTAACTCTACATAATAAAGTGGACTAGGTGCATTAGTCGGCGGAACATCATAGCAAGCTATATGAGTTTTGTTATCGATAAGTGCTTTGACTGCCTTGCATAACTCAATTGGTCCTATTTTTTTAAGCATTATTTTGTCTCCTTTCTTAGAGCTGAAAATATATCCTTCTCAAATATAGGCTGTTGAGCTTCAACAATTCTTGCAAGGAATTTCTGTCCCTGAACAAATCCACCGCTTCTAGTTCTGTGACCATATTCGACATGCGGTGCATACTCTTTAGAATATCCAAATTCTCCTTCAAATACATCACTGCCTCGAACTTTTGTCACAGCCCTGCTAAGCCTTAGTTCTCCTGTGTCAACCGGGGTATCTTGAGCGGCTCTATTGAACATTTCAGTTAGAGACTTATTTGCTATTGAAGCAAATTGAAACGATGATAGCCTTTTAATCGCATTCTTTAGTTTGTCTTTATCTATTATTGTATAGTTAATATTATACATCTCTAAATTTCCTCACTCTCACTATGACAAATCTGTCAGTATTTTCAGCTTCTAAGATATCATATGATTCATTTTGCAATTTCAGTTTATCTCCTAATCTGAATTGATATGAATTGCCCTTGATAGCATACTGCCTTGTGTGCTTAGTTATATCTCTATCGTCTCCCAATTCTGCAGTTGTTTTAGGAATATATCTTGTAACGCCTTGAAATACTACATATAGCTTTTCAATAGAATTGCCTAATTCATCTTTATTTGTCTCCTTTGCCCTTAAAATCTCACAACCAATCCATCTCATATAAACTTTACCATTCCTATCTTGTGTGCTTTTCTATAGCTTTCAATTTCAGCTGCGTATTCAGATAAAACATCATCTACAAAACTAGTGCTTATATTTCCCGCATTTTCAGAAGATATGCCCTCGTAGTAAGTTCTTCTATACATCTTGACCACAACGTCAACTACAATAGAAGCGAACTGACTAGGAAGTTCTTCAACATTTAATCTTAAAGTAAGTCTATCTTTAGCAGTAGCGATGAGTTCATTAAGAACATCATCAGCTACCACTTCATTACCTAGCCTTACCTTGACTCTCTCTAAAATAGTCATTTTTACGGTCCTACAGGAGCTTCAATAGTTGCTTTGAATACTCCATCTGCAAACTCAGGATAGAATTTAACGCAAGATAGCACTAGAGTATCGATAGATGCATTATCAGTCTTGATAGCGTGAGTCATTCCAATTAGCCCTGTTGAATCAGAAGTTAGATTAAATGTCTGTCCCACATCTCCGGAAACTGGGACATATGCTCCATTTAGATTTTCCTTTGCTGTTGCAACCGGCTTTTTAGCTTCAACCTGTGGAGATACTATAACTGTACCTAATCCTAAGAAGCTTTCAATATATGTAAACCCAAATGCTGTCTGCATAGTTACTTGAGCAGAGCCTAAATAATCTGCTACATCTTGTGGATTCACAAAGAAAATCGGATTAACATCCATATCTTCATAATATCCCTGCAATTTTGCCCAAGCATTAGCAAGTGCTTTTTGCAATCCTACACCTTTAGTTGTTCCAGTTCCAGTTTTCAGCATGTCGTAAAAAGATTTCTTAGTATCTTTCTGTACTTCCAAAACAAGCTTTTCATCAGTTTTATTGACAGCGATATCTCTACCAACTTTTTGAATAGCTTCTGCTGTGGTATTTTTCCTGTACTTATCCAGCTTCAAGGTGTGAGTGGCAACCAGTTTTCTTTCAAATTCTGATAATGCAATAACTTCACCCTCTGCTACTTGAGCTGGCTTTGCTCCTTTGCTCTGAATTTTGTAAACCTTGATGTCAGTTCCAGCTGGCATAGGTGTCAATTCAGAAACTCCAAGCACCGTCTGTAGCTCTTTAATATTTCTTGCGATTCTAGTTGTAAAATCAATAGATATCGCCTTCTCCAAATCTCCTGAAACTGTAGTTCCGGTCGGGGCTGCAAATAATTGCAATAATTCTCTTTTCTTCATTTGTTTTTCTCCTTTTTACTTATACAAATTCATGTTTTGAGCTATTAGCTTTTGTCTCTCAGCTCTGTCAGTTACTTTTTCGATATCATCTTTAGTGATAGAAGTTGCCACAGATGTTGTTTTTGGAGTGTGTCCTTTCAAAATTGCTTTGACTTGTTTCTCTACTTCAGATTTGAATAAGTCCGCAAAACTTGAAATAGCCTCTTTAGTACTCTCTGCATCAGTACCTATAAGCATAGTGACAAGACTGTCATCAATATTGATATTTTCGCTTGCTAAAATACTCCTAGCTTCCTTTGCAAGAGCGGTTCTCGCTTTTTCAGTTCTAAGCTCGTCCAATTCTTTTTGTAGCTTATCTCTTTCGTATTCCGCTTTTTCTTGAGCTGTCATTTCCGCTAATTTTTGAGCTTCTGACACTTCTTTGTCTTTTTGCTTTTGCCACTTATCAAATTTAGCAGATATAATTTTATCCAAATCCTCATCAGTATATTTAGCTTCACTCTTTTTCTCATCAGCTTTTGATTCCTCACTTTCTGATGACTTTGCTTCCGTTCCATCTTGAGTTTCTGTGCTTTCAGTAGCTGAATTATCAGCAAATAGCTGCAATAAATTTTTCTTCATAATTTTTCTCCTTACCATAATTTAAAGTTGTAATGCTTAACTTCCTTAGCTTTTATACTCTTCCAAGCCTAGAGTGTTCCTTAGTTTTTAGTCACTTCCAAGCCTAGTGATATATTCAGGATGCATATACTCTAATATGTCTATCCCTACTAA